TCGTTGGTTTCAATGGTTCATCCCTCCCCGCACACCCGCTGCTCATAAGGCACCCCATGCTTTTGGCAAAGCTTGATAACATCAGCCCGCTGAATCCTGTACCGGCATCCGTACCCGTCCTCGTGCGTGCGTGTGTTGCTCGGCAACCTGTGGGCGGGCAGAATGCCCTTTTTGATCCAGGTCCGCACCGTCACCTCGCAAACCCCGAAAATGCGGCCCACTTCTCCGGTTGTGCAGTAAGGCTTCATCGCTTTGGTGTCCGAAGGAGTTTAAAGATACGAGCCTCGATGCGCTTGGGGGTCGAGTGCTCGCGAAGGGCGATCACGAAAAGCAACACCTGCCGGTTGATAAGCCCGGCCTCAGCTCGAACGTGGCAAGCGCAGTCAAAGGCGCTGCCCAGTGCGATCAGGTTTTCGCGGATGTCGAGGCGGGCTCCCCCACCAGCGCCACGGGCGCGCCAGTGGTGGGGCTCTCGCCGCTTGCAGCGGGCTCCGCACAGTTCACATTGCCCCGGGCCTCTAAACAGGTCCAGAACGGCTTCATCCTTGTGGATCACACGTTGTTTCCTTGCGGCTCCGGGTTCTTGTTCGGGTAAGGATTGCGCCCATATCGCTCGATTACCCAACCTGCTACTCGCTCCTGCGTGGGGCCGTCCAACCCGGCCATGGCCCGCGTGATGCTGGCCATGGCTTGAATCTCACTGTCGAGCGGGCGGCGGGGCTTTTTGTCCGGTTCTCGGGGGGCTGCCATTGTTTACCTCCGGGGGTTTCATCAGGTCGTACTGTTTGGCCAAGAACGCCTTGGCCAAGTTCATTCGCTGGCGGATGTACAGGCCGCGCCCTGCCAAGTCGCCGCCCTCGTAAAACTGGACGGTCATACCGATCAGCTCATCCAGCCAGCGAGCAATCCATTCGTCGCGGGTCATTCTCCTTACCCTTTCAGCTTGGCTTGCTCTCCACGCACAGAATTTCCGACTGGTTCAGGATCACGAGCGGGCCGGAGGGCGTCTCAACTTCGTTGCCGCCCCACTTGGCGAACCAAACGGTGTCCCCAACCTTCATTTCCACGGGCAGCGTGTGCCCCATGTTGGTGATGTCGCCTTCGCCGACCTTGACCACTTCACCGCTTTGCGGCTTCTCGGTCGCCGTGTCGGGAATGACAATGCCGCCCTTGCTCACCTTCTCGGTGTCCTTGCGCTTGACGGCCACTCGTCCGCGAGTGATGTAAAGCATCTGCTCAAGCTCCTTTCTTGGGTTTGCGCCACTTCTCCCGATCCGGGCAAGTGACAAAATGGTTCGTGTGCAACGGCACACCTTCCAGTGGTTCCTTCTTCCGGTCAATGATGCGGCACTCGTCGCCGCAAATGAGCACGTTACCCTCGGGCGACGGAACCGCGTCGATGGGGGCCTTTTTGCCGGCCTGGGTCTTGAGCCAAAAGATGGGCGCTCCGCAGCTCTTGCACTTCATCGGGATAAGGCGGGTCACGGGCACGTCCCTCACTTTGCGGGGAAAGTCAATGGGGTCAATCGGCATGAGGGGCCAGTTACGATCTGGCCAACCATAATCGCGATTGTTTTCGTGGGCAAACAAGCCTTCGGCCTGATGAAACGTCGCATCCCACTTCTCCGATCGCGCCCGGTAATAATAGCGCTCCCATACGCGGGGTCCGTCAATTCGCTTCGTGACGCGGCGGGGTGCAAAGATGTCGCCGACCATAAGCTTGAGCTGGCCAGTCGTTGAAACGACGGGCCGGCTGCGCTGCTCGCCTTTGCTGGTCCAGCCACAAGAACAGTGGCGGCCGGTAATCACGCGGTGACATTGCGGGCAAAGAGCGGGTTCCCACTCGTTGATCGTGTTGCAGGCGCTGCACCATGGGCCGGTCAGCCTGGCCCGGCACTTCTTGCAGCGTTTGCCCCGGAGTCGGTCGGCGCGGATTCCGGCGTACATGCTGGGGCTCCAATCGAGTTGCCATTCTCGATCAGCGTTAAGACTTCCATGCCTCCACCAGTTGCCTCCGTGGTCCTGTACCGTGACGGCTTCAAGACCAGGGTAAGCTCGCAGCACTCGCCCTCCGGACTGCAAATAACTTTGGAGGCTACCGTAGACGCAGGCAAGGATACAGTGACATAGCCAAGGGGCGTCCACACCTTCACGGAGCACATAACGATTGCAGAGCACGCGGATTCCGCCGGCTTTTGACTCTGCCAAGAGTTGTCGTCTAACCTCGGGAGTAGCTTCGAAGGTTTCGCCATTGATCCAAACTCCATCGGCGTCGATGTGACCGACCGGGACGCCTTTTTTGTGAAACTGTTCCGCGAACCACAAGCTTTCGGCCACGCCAGGGGCGAAGAGAATCGTTGGCTTGTGGTCGGGGTTAAGCCGCTCGAAGTGCTCCCATACCCGGCCGAAAATGCCGGGCCTCATCATGGCTTTCGTTCGCTCCTTCTCGGGAATCGCCTCGGCCAGCGGTTGCGAGGTTTGGCGGGCCTTGCGGAAGTCGGGCTCATCGCATCCGTAGTGGTCTGCCATGACCACGGCACCGCAAGCCCGGAGCTGGGACTGCGTGCCGGCAACAATGAGCTGATCGTAATACTCCGCCAGGCCAATGGGCGTTGCCGTGTAACCGACAATCGCGGCGTCGTCCTCCCTGACGTGCCGCTCGGCAAGCTTCTTGAACATATCCCCCGTCTGCACGTGGGCCTCATCGACCAGTACAAGCGCCGCGTGGTGGTGGTCGTATTGGTCCCTGACCGTGACGCGAGAATGTTCGGTCTGAATGCTGGCGATCTGGAAAAGTTGGCCGTGCTCGGCAGCGTGGCCGGCGGCCCGGACTCCGTGGCCGAACCCCAGCTCCTCCAAAACGCGGGAGAGTTGCTCGATCAGCAGCCGGCGGTTGGCATAAAGAAGCACGGGCTTCCCTTCGCTGAGAAAAACCCTCGCAAGCTCCGCCATCTGGCGCGTCTTGCCGCCCCCGGTGGGGGTCGTGACACAGATACGACGTGCCCCGGCCTGCAAGGCGAGCCACACCTTGTCCACCGACTCTTTTTGGTGCGGCCAAAGTTCAGGTAACATGCGCCCACACCCTTCTGTTGAGGATTTTCCAGATGGTTGATTGTGGAACGCCGTAGGTAAGCCCGAGTTGTCGCTGGGTGACTCCCGTAGCAGTCCTGATACTCCTGACGATTTCAGGGTTCAGCTTGGCCTTGTGATGGTTAACTCCAAGCCTAACCGTGCCGTGCTTGAATCGGTCCCGCATGTTCTCTCGGTGGGTATCCCAGCGGAGATTGTCAAGCCGGTTATTTGCGGGATTGCCGTCGTTGTGGCATACCTCCATGCCTGGCGGGCACGGGCCAACGAATGCCTCCAGTACAAGGCGGTGAACATATCGAAGATGCCGCGTCTTGCCGTCCATCAAATCAACGCGAGTATGGCCGGCCTTCGTGGTTTTCAGTCCGGAAAGCTTGTGCCAAGTATCAGTCAGGGTTCCCCAACCGGCGACGTTGCGGCATGACCACACACTGCCGTCGTTGCCAACGCGGTAGCCGGGGAACCCTGGAATGTCGCGGTATTCAACCACGGGGCGCTTACTCCTCGTCGGCTTCGCCGTTGGACTCTTCGCCCTTGCTCTTGACCTTCACCTTCTCCTGCACGTCGAGCACGACGATCTGATCTTCGTACTCGTAGTATTTCAGCTTGTGGTCCTTCATTGCCGCTTGCAGGATGTCGCGGGCCTCTACCTCCTTCTCCAACATCCGCATACGGCTGTTGCGGGCCTTGCGATACGCTTCCGCTTTCGCGTCCAGGTCCGGAATGCTCGGGTTCTCCATGCCAGGGAGTCTACCTTGCTTTGCCATGTCTGCTTTCCTTTGGGTTTGGCGAAGTGCCATGGAGCCGCCAAAGATCGCCACCGCAGCGCAGGCACTTCTTCGCGTTGCGGTAGCGTTGCTGCCGGTCGCCGCATTTGCGGCAAAGGAACATGTACCACGCGGGCATTAGCTCGCCTTCGTCTTGAGCGCGTCTTTGAACCACGTCTCTCCAAGCTTGTACGCCTCATCGAAAAGGCGCACGGCTGCCGCGTGTCTCGGGTCGGTGCGTTGGTTGGGCCAGCGCCGCAGCTTGTCAAATTCGGCAACCGCCTTGCCGATGTGCTCCGCGAGGGTCTTGAGCGAGAAGGCCGGCGCACCGTTGGGCGGCTCGTTCTTGCTGGCAAACGTGCGGGTTTTCCGGCGTGTGCCCTGGCCTCGGGTTTTCTTGGTCTGGATGTAGCAATTAGGACAGCCGACGACCGGGCCGACTCGCTGGCAGCGCTCGCAGAAAATGCGGCGGGATTTGGTGGCCTGATGGCGCTTTCCGTCCTTACCCTTTACGGTGCCTTGTTTTGGTTCAGGTGAACCACCTGACTCACCTGCCTTGTCGAGCACGCGTTGCACGGTCGATTGCGATACATTTTCCGCCTCGGCGATCGCGCGGGTGCTCTCCCCTTCCTGCCGGCGTTCAAGGATTCGCTGCCTGAGCTGCTCCCGGTGAATCTTCGCGCCGTCGGGCGACAAGTTACGCTGGCCCAAAGCGTCTTGAATGATCCACTGGGCGCAGGCTTCCAGGTCGGGAAGCTTCTTGACCTTAATATGCGCGTTGGTAATCGGGATGCGGCAAGCCGTGCAGATTTTGAAGCGGTGATGCCCGCCGATCAGAATGCGGTCGCCGCGCACGTCTGCGACGGTCAGGCTCTTTTCGTCCAGCCCGTTCAGCTCAAGATTGATCTTGAGCTGGGAATACTCCTCGGGAGTAAGGGGCCTGAGTAGATTTTCCAACTCCGGAACGATGCGAAAGGTGGCCATGGGTAACTGAGCGCTCCTGCCCTCGGTGTTGCGGCCGGCTGCTGGACCGCAACGGTTCACCATGTCAGGGGGAAATCAAAGCAGGCCGCACGACTCGAACGTGCATCACCCTTGCCTAGTTCTTAGACGCCAAGGGGGCTCTCCCAATTGAGCTAGGCCCGCGAAGAAATTTGCTCCGGCCGGCATTACCCCTATCAGGGTGCCCAACCAAGAAAGAAGTGGCCGAACCGGAGCAAGTCGAACGTTGAATCGTTGTGGTTGGGCGAGGAAGAGATTATCCCAGCTTGGCGGGCTCGTCAATACCAAGCCGCGCATTTTGGTGGCGAATTAGCTTGGCCAAGATATCGTCGCGGATTTTTCGCAGTTCGGCCGGCGAACCGTAAGCGATTGGCGTTATGTTTGGATGCAAAGCCCCGTCGAACACAGCTTGCAAACAATACTTGCCGGCTTGCTCACCTTGTTCGGCGGCATTGTGGCTAATAATAAGGTCGGTGGCCCGCGCCAGGTTGCAAAGATCGCCTTCGAAGTTGCGAATCCAAAACATTCATTCCCCCTTTGCCGGTTGTCCGGCGGTCAGTTTTTGAAGCGCTGTCTCGTACACACACCAGAATGCTTCCAACGTGGTTCGCAGTTTCTCCGTAAACTCGTCCGGCTCGATCCGCAGAAGCAAAGGCGGCAAGCCGGGGCAATAGCTCAAGAAGTCCCACCACTTACGCCCGGTGACGATCAGGCCGCCGTGCACCTGGCATCGGTATTCAGCGGGCAGGCCGCCGTCGAGCAGATACTTTACCTGCGTCTTGCCCTGGGGACATTTCAACTCAAGCCCGCCCTCTTCGCCAATCAAGCCATCCGGGCTGCACCCAAACCGGCCGCAGTCCGTGACGCAAAGCCCCACCTGTTGCACGTCTACCTCGCGCTCCAGCTCATAGAAGGCGCGGGCCTCGGGCTCGCATTGCAGGCCGTGCATCATGGCGGCCGACGTGTACTCCTCGGCCGGCGAACAAAAGCGGTTGGCGATCAGCTCACAAACAAGGTCGGCCGCCTGGGCGGATAGCTCGCCTTTCTTGGGCGTGAGTAAGCGGCCGAAGTTGCTGGCGGTCAGAAGGTGCCGGCGGGCTTCCCACCACTCTGGGGAATACTGCTCGCATGCGATGATCCTCAAGGCTTCACCTCTTTCTCCTCGTGCGCTTGCAGCCAGGCCAAACCTTCCTCGTCGTATTCCGTCACTTTGTAGGTATTGGAGTAGCCTGGCCCGCGCGAAACGACGTACCACTGCTCGCCCGTCCGGTGGCTTACTTGCTCGTGGGGCACGTCCTTCTTCTTTGCAAAGTCGGCCGCCATCATGAGGTTGCCCTTAATCATGCAGGTTCCCCCTTCTTCAGCTTGCGGAGCAACATAGCTTTCAAGTTGCCGAAGTCTCTCCGCTGAATGTTGGCGATCTGGTCCGCCTTGGCCACTTTCAGGAATCGCGTAAGGTCGGTTTTCGTGCGCTGGATCAAGTCGATCAGTTCGTCTTGCTCGTCCATTAGTAGCGTGTCGCGCTCGTCAACGGCGTCGTTGTCCACTCCCTTTTGCGCGATGCCAAGCACGGCGAAGAAAGTGTAACGGCACAAATAATAGACGGTCGAGTTGATCGCCTGCACGCTGTTCTTGCTGCCGCTGTTGTCCGGCAGCGAGCGGAGCGTTACCGTGCGTGCGTGGCCGTCCACGTGCTCCAGGCGGCAAGTCACCGAGATAGTTCCGCCTTCGCCCTGGGCGGTTTCCCAGCTCGCCGCAAGCCCGTGCTTGCTGAGCAGGGGCGTCAAGCGTTCGGCGGCAACATCCAGTTCGCAATGCCGATACTCGACCGTGCCTTTGCTGCTCTCAAATTGCACGTGGCCAGTTCTCTCGATGGACGGGGGAGCCTCGGCCTTAAACGCGGCAAAGGCAATTACAAATGCCTTGCGCTGCATTTCCGCCTCGGCCCGGGCTTGCAGCTCGAACACTTTGGTTAGTAGATCGGCCGACACTCCCTTGTCGATCATTTTGTCAATGACCGCAAGCCAACCCGTATGGCGCGGGGGCTCATTGACGGTCATTGCGTGGGCCTCGGCTTCCTTTCGTTTGGCCTGTTCTTTCATCTCGCCTTTCTGGTCGTCGTTCATCCAACCGCCGTTTTCATGTCCCATGGGTTCACCTCAAAGAAAAGAAGAAAGGGGACCGTCGCCGGGCCTCAAAGAGCCCGATCTATAACACCATTACGCCAATCAGGTGTTGCCGCCCTGTGGCTACTATGGAACGGTCCCCCGGTTCAAGGGGGCTGCCCTGCCCCATACGTCCGTGTTTCAAAGCATGGGCTCGCCGTTGTCACAACAGGCGAGCACTTTGGCTTGCTCGTTTCTCAGCCAGGCCGCAAGGTCGCGGGCCTCGCTGGCGATACTTTCGAGCAAGCGCGGATTGTCGGTCAGCACGGTAAGCGATTTGTCGTATCCCGATTTGATTTCCAGACTGCAAAAGGGGTGCTCTTGCTGGTCGGGGAAATGGAGTGTTTCAACGTGGGCCGGCGTTTCGTTCATCAGCGCCAGCGAGGCCGATAGCGTGGCCATGGCTCTGCTCCAAAAGAGGGGCAACCCTCGCGTGCTGGGTCCGTCGCTGGTCGGATGCCAGGCACGCGAGGGCGCAGGGGTCTCAGGGATGTCATTCCAGGGGTTCCAGCGACGGAACGGGCGTGAGTCTACCATGGGCCTGCAAGGCGTGTCAATTCAGTTTCCCGGTAAACTTGTCGATTGCATCAATCGCGGCTCCGGCGGCCGCGCGTAATGCGTGAAGGCGATCCCGCCTTGTTGTCAGTGTAACGCCTTGCGTGATGTCCCTCAGCGAGTGGCGTTGCGCCTCATCGTAGGTTTCAACACATTCACAAGCCACGGCGGCGAGAAATTGCCCAATCGCCATGGCGCACAGTTCTTCGTCGTCCACGTCTCATCCCTCCCGGTTCAAGATTTCCTCAGCGCTCCAAACACGTTCCAGAGGCACTTCGATTGCATCGGTCGGCCTGGCGACGTGCAATTGCTGCACGCGCCGGCAGAGTAAAAGGCAGCGGGCCGCCTCATTGCGATAGATCGGCGGGTAGTGGTCGCCGCTGCAATGCTTGGCCGCGCGTTCCAGGTTGCGGGCGCGTTCCTGCAAGGCGTCAATGAGCAAGCAGCGTTCGGAGTCGGTTAGCAAGAGGTTCATGGGTAACTCCAAAAGAGGGAGGGGCCTTTCGCTCAGCCTGATCCGTCTTGGTTCTCGACCATTCAGGGGAGTTACTCGGCCCCACAAAAAAGGGGCATCCGTGCCCCTCGTCAGCGTACCGTTTAGGCGCTCGTGACCAGTTCCATAAGCTGGCCCGCCTTCGTTTCGAGCTGCACGCGCTCATCGGTATGGCTCACCGATCGCGCGTAAGCCGTAACGCCTTGCACAATCGCCCAGAGGCTCCGGGCCTCCCCTTGCTCGGCCTGGGCGGTCTCGACGCTGGCCGTCGCCTGGGCCTTCGTGAAGCCGCGCTTCTGGAGCCAAGTGGCGATAGTATCGCCCTTGCCCGTGTTAATCTCCGATGTCAGGTCCTTGCCTTGGGCAGCGCGGATGCCGTCCGCGATCTTGGCCGTGCTTTCCTCGGCATAGCGCCTGAGGTACTTCGCGCCTTCATAGGCGAACCGTTCGGGCGCGCCCCCCGTGTGGCGGATTCGCAATTCCTTAACGTCGGTCTGTCCCCAAATGATGCGGTTGTCGCAAACGTAGCGATAAAGGAAGGTCCGCAGTCCGAAGGTTGCGCTGCCCACCTCGGAATTCCAGGTGTAGAACCCGCGAAAGAGCTGCTCGCCGTTCACTTCGATGGCGTTCTTCGGATCGACAAGGAAAATGAACACGTCGCGGTCACTGGCGTAAAGCGTGGTCGCGCGTTTCGGGTTCTGCGTTGTGTAGCTCGATGCGGGCACAACCCAGCGCCCATCACCGTTCATCCGTTCGACCATTTCCACAACCTGATAATCCCAGATTCGGCCATAGGAAACGCTCGTGAGGGCGCGCAGCTCATTGGTGCCGTTGGATTGGCCCAATACAAGCGCCTGCTCGCGCACAGAGTTATTCTCCAGTCCCCATTGCAGATTGATCGCGGCAAGTTGGGATGGAAGTTGCCGGAGATAGCTGGCCGGCGCTTTGGCATACCCCGCGAGCTGGGTGAAACTCCAATTGGTTGGCGTCAAGGCACGCTGGCTTCCCTGGGACGGGTCGTAAACCGTAACGGCAAGATCAGTCTCGCCCTCGGGCAATACCCGTAACTCGCTTGACATGGGCGTTGCCGTCCAGCTCTCTTGCTTGCGGCGCAGGACCGATGCCTTTAGGTCGGCCAGCGAAAGGTAGCGCTGATCGTCTGGCCGGCTTGCCCACTGGCGGGAAGCGGTGTTATCGTTCGTGGACATGGGAACCTTTCTACCCGCGTACAAAGCCCTCGGGTCGGCTTGGGATAAATGCGTCCGGGTCGTCCGGCCGCTCTCGTCCCCTTCGCCCTGGGCGGCGAAAGGGGCAAGAGGGGTCGCAACGGCTAGTTTTCCTCAAGGTCGGCCTCTAAAGGAGTGGCGAACCCAAAACGTCCGTTGCTGGTGTAAGCGCGACGCTCTCGCTTGCCATCTACGGTACGCTCTTGGATGAGCACGACTCCGCCACATGCGCGGCGGTCGTAATCATCGCCGTAATCGTATTGCCCGGTGTAGCCGACGGTGCGGACAGTGGTCCATCCTTCGTCATCTGCATTCGCGTTCATGTGGGTTGCTCCGGTTGGGCCTAGAGCGCTGGGGCAAACAAGTATGCGCTGGGTTCGGGTCGTTGTCAAATAGATTTTTCGCTCGAGTGGACAATCCAGCTCGCGCCGGTCCAATCCACGTCGTACCATACGTCGCGCCGCATGCCGTCCCCATAGTGGGCAACACTGAAGCGCTGATTCACGTGCCATTGCACGATATTCAGGCCGTGCTTTTCTGCCCAATCCTGCGCGGCTCTCATCCATGCGCTCGTCGTGGTCCCCAGTGGGCCGAATAACTCGGGCTGCCGGGTTGCTTCGACCACATATTGGATCGGCAGCGGTTCGCCGTAAAGGTCGTTTCGCATGATCATTCATCCCCCAAAGTGCAAAGCCACAAAAAGCCGCAAACGAGCACAACAAACAATTCCATGGGTTCACCCCCCTCGGCCATGGTTGCTGCGCGGGCAAGCAACCATGGCACACAAAACGCGGGTTGTCAAACGTCGCGGGCAAAGAGGACAGCGCGGGCAACTGGCATGCGCGCGGGCAATTGCTCGACGGTCCAGGTCCACGCGCTACCGCGCTGGAAGTATTCCCGGTGCTCTTCCACGTCCTTCCTTGACTCAAACACGTAAGCGCGCTCTGCGTTGCTGGTCACATTGCCTTTTGCTGTCAAATACTTCACGATGGGACTGCCGTTCTCGCGTGCTGTCAAAATAAAACGCATGGTCTCTGCTCTCCCTCAAGGTCCAGCGCTGGCGGTGCTCTCCTGCCGTCCGTGGAAGGAAAGCGCCGCAAGGGCTGCAACCGATCAAGGCATCTTGCCGAACCGGGCGACAATCTCCGCCTGGCGGGCGCTCTTCAAGCGCTCTACCTCGCGCGCCAACTCCGCCTTGCGCTTGCCAGTGGCGTGCACGCGCTGCGATTCGACGGGCGCTATCCAGTTATCCCAGTATGCGGCCGCGAAGTCGTGCACGTTCTCCTGGCGGGCGCATTGCTCGCAAGCCAGCTCATTCAGTGCCGATAGGTTCCTGTCCATTCTGTTCCTCGCAAGGGCGAAAGCAGCAAGCGCCACGCGCTGACATGGCG